GTGCCTCCGGGGTCGTCGGTGGTATCACTGACGTCCGCCGAAATGAATTGATCGTCGGCTGACAAATTGCCGCTAGTTAGTTCGTCTAGTTCTTCAATTTGTTGGTCTGCCACGTGCATCCTCCGGACGATATATTTCAATGTCGCCAATATTATCAACTGCATCGACGTCAGGGGATGACACGCGCGACACGTTGGATAAATGCGGCCACGCCAACGCACCACCGGCCCCGATCAGCGCTGCTATTGCCAGTTGGGCCAGGCCGTTTACCATCGGCTGTGCAACGTGATGGTGTATTTCGTCCCCAACTCTCACGCCCATGTCCGAATCGTCAAGAATACCCAGCTCGCTATTGACCCCGAATGTTTTGTTTTGGAGTCGGCTAACCAGGTTTCTGACGCTTTTCCGTTGGGCCTGTAGATGATCCAGCGCCGCCGCGCGGTCCGCTATTTCGAGCTGTTTCGAGGTCGACATACGCACCGTCTACCAGCCGGATATCTGCAAGCCGTTGCGCGGCCCATTGGGTGACGTTTGGTCGTGGAGTTTGGTCGAGAAATGCGGACTCCGCCACGAATTGATCTTGTGCCTGCGCGCTATACAACAATAGCTCATCCCACGTCACCTACTACGTCCCCACGGGTGGTTGCAGCGGTCCGCGCACCTCACGCGCACCGAGGCTTTCCTCTAGGCTGACGCCACCGGCTAGATGGTCGTAGTCTTGCGCTTTAGAAATCGTGATAAAATTATTCTGTGCGATCGCGCCGGACTGCGCAATCTGGCCCATGTTTTGTTCCATGAGTAGTTGAAATTTTGACGATTCTGGCATGCTTGTGACTCCATCTAGTTCGATTTCTATAAACCCATTCCCGACGGTGGCCACAAATTTATTCGCCTCTTGTGAATTTACGAATGCGGAACGTGCCACCGGGACTCACATATTCACTATCGATCAGTTTCCCGTCACGGTCGTACACCTCGACAGTATGACCCTTTGGCGGTGGCAGCGCGGCCACTACCTGTGCCACGATAGCCGACAACTGATCTGTCGTAATCTCGCCGGGTCGTCCCTGTGGGCCTATTGGTCCAACCGGTCCACGTATTGTACTGGGGGGGACATCCGCCGGCGGCGCAATGATCTGTTTTTTGGGGGGGTAATCGAGGCGCGGAGTACACTGGCGGCAAGAGTCGGTCAGGTCATAGCTATGCCGGCCGGCCCATGTTTCCAAAAGCCGGCGCACGTGCCGCACTGGTGTTGAGGCTGATGCGCCGCGCGCATCAGCTCCCCAGTTTAGGCCGACCAATCGTCCCCGCAAAAATAGGCCCGCACCGCTATCACCACTCACGCTGCGGATACCAACTGCAAACACCTCAACAGATCCGTTGCGGCCGGTATCAGACATTAGCTGGCCGCGGCCCAGTTTGGCACGTCCGGAGCCACCATATCCTATCATTGTCAGTACCTCACCCACGTCCGGCGGGATGTCCGACATCTGAACATACGGCACCTCCCCTGATTGGACGTAGCACAGCGCCACATCCGCCGGCCGGTCAAACGCGATCACGTGAGCAGCCCACTGCTGGCCGTCATCACTCACAACCTGAAGGTCATCGGCCAGTCTGTGGCCGACGACATGGCTATTAGTAGCCACAATCCTGGGGTGTATGCCGACCGCAGTACCTCCTGAGCGCTCACCGTTATGAAACGAGGTCCAGATCCGAAAACTGGCGGCGGCTGGTGTGTGGGCCTGAACATGATTGCACCTACCCAACACAACACACATAGCCATTACGACCGCGGATATTAATAGACTATTTTTTTGCATCGAATATCTCGTCTAAAAGTTTCCATGCGAGGCCGTTGTTCCACCACTCGCTAGGCACCCAATAGCACCTCCATCCCAATAGTTGTGCGGAATTGAGTTTCTCGCAGTCGGCAGCATATCCCAGTCCTCGCGTATGACGGCCAGATGTGAACGTGCCTCCCTGTATTTCGATGGCGATCTTTTCATTGGGCCAGGCCAGATCGTATCGCCATTTACGCTTAGAGTGGAAGCGGTATTCGCACTCCGGAGCTGGGTAACCCATCAGGGCAATCAATTTTGCCACCTGTTCCGAGTTGCCGCTAGTTAGTCGGCAGGCTCCCTCAGTAGCGCGACTACGACCGCGGATATTCATAGACCAGATCCCGCGCTGAGGCTTCCGACTTCCACGCTTCGTAGCCCTCCACAGACTGCCAACGGCCGGAGGCATGCTGTGGAGGCCGGCTTGGGACAGTTTGGCCTGGGTATCTGCTCGCGAAATCACGCGCCACCAATGGGTACAACTCAGACTCGGAAATCTTACAGCTACCTGTCTGAGTCTTCAGCCGCGAAAACCATACGGCCCGGAGCCTCTCCCATTCGAGCGAATAGTCAGTCCTAGATTTGTTTCCAACTGTTTCGCGCAGCGCCGACAAAATCTCAGATACGCTGGGGAAATAACGGTTTTGTCTGATTATTCTATCAACCGCTGCCAACGTCTCTTCACAGCTCGCACCCGTCCTGTTTACTTCTTGAAAGTAAAGATTCTGTCGGCTGGGAGCTAGGTTAGACTTTCCGAACGCGTCACATAGACGACCAAGAAATGGCGTGAAATCACTTTTCCTCATTTTGCGCGCACTCCGGGTGCATACAACCGCTAAGGTCACCCCCGCCCGCAGTGCGCCTTAGCACCATCACCACCACCGGAGGCATCTGAACGGATACGATCCGAACATAAGGGGTCAAGCCGACTCAAACTACCACCAGGGGCTGTAAGCGCTAGCCGGCAATGCGCACTGCATGTCCACCCGCAATCATTTTTTGCGACACGCTCTCACTATCACCATCAACATAAAAATCAGCCAGCCACCTGCCGAAAGAATCCGACTTTTCCGTCCGAACGATAAGCCGCGCACCCTTGAGGCAGGCGGTCAAATAATCCGTCGCTGCCAGTCCTCGCGACCTATCGGCACCCCGTGGCTCAGCTGCGTCTATACCCAGTAGCCGAAATCGCTGTCGGGTTTGGATCCTGAATCCCAAGTCAACAACACAATCAACGGTATCACCGTCTACGACCCGCTCGAGCGAGCAATTGTATTCGTAATTAAAACCCATCAGATTCTCGGGTCAGTTCATCGCGCCTCGATTTCCCACACGCTATTATTTTCGTTTGCTCAGCTGCGTCTATTTTATTTCGCATCGATTTAAAATCCGACATGACTGCGTCCAGCGCGTCATCATCCTCGGAATCCCCTATGCGTTTGCCCCACCACTCGGAATGCGTCAACGTCCGCACGTCGGCCAGCTCCCTCAGTTCACGGGCGGTCGTAACGTCGGACCTGATCTGGCTGGCCGTTTCTGCCAACTGCGCGGTGGCAGGCATTTCTTCAAATGGAGTTACCTCAAATCCTGCTAAGGACATCACCCAACTCAGGCACAACCTGAACGACTTTCCGGTGGCGCGAGTTACGGCCATGCTACGCCTCGCGTAGCGGGGCCGGCGCGCCCAGTCCGGTTCATCGGCCCCGACCAAACTCGATGCGCCGCTGACCACTGAGCCATCGCTGAGTCGTATTATCTCGACGCGCGCGTGAATCGAGCCATCTTGATCTTCTGTTATTTCTTTCTCTCGGGGCATTAGGCCGCACATATTACCAAGCAAGACCCATCCCTCCACGTGCACGTAATCCCGCGACGAAATTTTCGTGAATAGCCGCTGCTTGATTATCACGGCCTTGAGCTGATCGGCCAGAGACGTAGCCACCTCGATACGGTGCAACGTCGGCACGTCCAAAAGTCCCTCCCCTGAGCGCTGCCGGTCAATTATCTCACCATCAGTCATACTTGCTCGCGCAAAAAAAAAATCGGTGGTGTGGCCCCTCGCTACAAGAGATTACACCACCGACCGTAATCGGTTTTTGTTAGCGAGGGGCGGGTCCAACTATACCCAGCGCCAAAATCGTGTCAATGTCATAACGTTACTACGTGGTCATTCTGCCGGCGTCAGCAGCCGATCCTCGAGCGCGGCAATCCTGGCCTGGTAAGTCTCGCGCTCGGCTCGCCAATGGGCCTCTCGAACCCAGGACTGCCAAACAAAAAATGCGACCAAAAGCGCCATCGGCCCGGCGCTCGAGAACAATCCCGCCCAATCGGTGAGCGCCACCGCGGCCAGGCTGGTAGAGCAAATTGCCAAGCTTGTTGGGTGCATGTCGGATCCGGAGGGCGTACTGGGGGTTCAAAAGGCAGGGGGTGACGCGCGATGAACGTCACCCCCTGCTGCTGCAACATCATCACCGGCATCATCGTACCACCCCACCGGCAATCGGGACGACCCGGAATAATAATATGTTGTGGTGTTGACAACACTATATGGTGGTGGTACATTTACACCACTGAAGTACACGGCATCATCACCACCACCACGGAGTCGAAGCAATGACATTTTGTGAACCACGAGTCGTCAACGGAACGAGCTACGAGAACCACGTCGGCGGACCGATCACATGGGACATTCAAGCGAGGTTGTCGGCAACGGCTCTCGTCGAGGTACGATCGCAACACGCAAAGGGGTCTGGGTGGCAGTCAGGACCGGACCGGTATGTTGCTGTCCAGATCGTACCGGCCGGCCAAGATCCGCTATTGTCCCTAAATTCGCGCGTTGCAAAATGCCGCGGGATCGAAATCAGGCAATTCGGTGAGGGCTATTCGAATCGGACCGGACCGCGATCGTCACTAGGTATGGCGATTGCCGATGCAGAGGAATTCGCCGCCGCGCACAACGCATTGGTGGCGCGTGATTTCTCGAGCAAGACGGCGCGGGCGTATCTCCGGCACAATGGCGAAGGGCCGGCGGAAAGAAGCTAGTCGCTCGACTACGTAGCCGCGCAAGGAGGCGCGGCAGTTTTCCGCATACTCACTATTTCAAGGCGATCATGATGACAAACAACGAAAAGCAGGTTGCCAGCTATTTACGCGATCACGGTAGTAGATTCGATGGTGGCGGCAAAGCCAGCCGCGCGGAACTGGCCACACAGTGGATGGATTGTTTTTCCGATCCGTTCGAGTGCGCAGACTGGATGGCCGCAGGTTTTTGGTGCCCGCAAACCGCGTGCGCTGTGTCGTATCTTGGGATACGTCCAGCCGACGTTGCCGCGCTTTGCGCCAACCTGAGCGATCATGTGCTCGACGGAATAGAAACGGATCCGGTATACGCATTCTGCAACGGCGATCTCGATGAAGACGTGCTAAGGGACAACGACGACGCAAGGTCTGACGACGATTGGCCGGATGACTCATCCCATTAGAACGAAGTGGCACCGCCGACCGGCCCTGCGAACCAGGGCCGGTTAACAGTTCCACCAGAATTGGAGGATGTGTAATGCTAGAACACGACTTGCGGGATGCTATCCGGGAAGCGCACAGAACCATATCACTGAGAAAACTGGGGCGGGAAGCCAATGTCGATCACGCCCGGCTCTCGAGATTTTTGGCGCGAAAAGCACCTCTCACGCTCGCGCAGGCCGGCGCTCTTGCCGAACACCCATTGTTGTCGCTGCAATTGACGCAGGTGCCTCACGTCGATACCGGCCCCACGTGAGGTCGGACGGTTAGACTCGTCCCGGACCAATCCCCAGTCGTATTGTCGGTGACGTAGTGCAGGTTCCGCGATGCGTAGCACGTGTCAATTGTGCCGGGGTCGATTGGATTTTCCTCGGGATCGCTGCGCCACTCGACGGTAAACCGCGGCGAAATAAAGCCGCCAATGATTCTGTATTTCGCGCGCATGCACACAGTTTCATTGGCCGTCGAGAAAAAATCTAGCTGGATATCGTAAAGACCAAAATCGGACGACATAGACCACGTGCACGACCCAATCTGATCCATCGTCCGTTCACCGGCCCACCAATCCCCGAATAGTGATGATGGGAATGGCGTAGAGCCGGCACCGGATTGATGCAGATACGCTGGAGTATCTCCGTGTCGACACACATCGCATTGCAGACCAGAAGGGAACCCCCCCTGAACTTCGCCAGGTCAGTGGCACCCCGGATTATTTTTCTTGAACGGCATATCAAATATCAGGTGGTGCAGCTCTCGACATCAACCCACAACGTGCCGCGCGTGTCTTGTTTGGCCTGGATCCACGTCTGCGAATTTATGGCATGTGTCGTCATATTTTTGACAGTAACTGGGCTAGTGCTACCCGGCGTGAGCAGATTTGCCGTGGTGCAGTAGTGTATCAGCATACTGCCCGTCCCAGCTGTATCAGTGCTTCTGGCTGTGATAGATCCTGAGGTTTTACCGACATATACCAGAGCCGGCGTATCGTGCTGACGGCCTGCATCCTGTGATTTGTGCGCACGCTCTTCGCGCAGTACCCGCCGCGCAATTTCCCGCAGCTCCGCAATCGCCAGCGCGCTGAAAGTGTGTAGTGTGGGCATCAGGTGCTCGGTGCGCCGAGGGTCGCCGGCAGGCCAAGTGTTGCGTAATCCTTTTCGCGGTAGCAACGGAACGCGCCGTAAACTTCAGAATCGGTGTCGATTTCGGCCTGCGTTAATTTCGAGCCATCCGAATTCAACGGCCAGGGGACGGCGACCGGCGCGCCGTACTTATCGAGGATTCTCGCGCGGTCACCGGTGCCGCCCTCGAGTTCATAAAATCCGGCGTGCAATGGCTTGATATCCCAGTTTTCAAAATCCACCAAAAAGTGAAAGTCGACGCGATAGAACGCCACAGAACCGAAAAAAAACTGATCCCATTCAATTGACTGGACTTTTATTTTTCTCGAACCGAATCCCCACCAGGCATCGTCGTTCACTGAATTCACAAACGTGGCCCAATCAGGCATGTCGGCCTCGGCATAATTTTTCGACGCGATGATCGACAGTTTGGAGTCATCCATTGTGATCGGCGGATCTATAAACGCGTCGCCAGCGGTGTTTTTTATCTGAGTACCGTCTTTATCGTGTGTAACTGATCGCAGAAATTGAACGAATGACCCGCGCCACTTAGTCGGTTGAAGAAGTGGGTCATCCACGATGGTAGGATCTATTGAGCTGTACTGACCCGGAGTGGGCGTCTTAAACCCACACGTAACCACCCAGCGGTTGTAGGAGTCTCGAGCCTTGACCAGCTTCACTTTCTTAGTCAGCAACACTGCGTTGTCGTCTGAGTCGTTGCCGTGCGAAAACGTCGACAGCCTAGACGGCACACCGGACGCTAGGCGCGCTGTAATCGCGCTATCTGCAACGTCGTCGGTATCGACCTCGTAAACCAACGTGTAGTTGCGTTCGGCCATTTCACCGATGGTGTGATCGATCGATATTAAACGTGTGGCGGTTACAGTCAAAATGCTAGCCTATCGATAGCCGCAATCGCGAAATCGGCGTCAATTTTCGCCTCGATGCTCCGAAGATAATCGGCGCTCTCACGTTCCAATCGCAGTTTCTCGCGCTCGGATGATCCGTGCTTTAACTTGCCGAGAATCTTTATTGCCTCGGCGGAACCTCGCATCATTGCGCCCGCGCCTGTGGGTCCGGTTACGGCCGCCGCCTTAAATGGTTCGGGATCGTCGGTTTCTATCATCCGGCGCACGTCAGGAAAAAACTCATCGAAGCTCATCGTACGCTCGAGGCCGTCCTTGAATGCTTCGGCGAACGTCAGGCCGGCCGTTGCAACAGGATCTACCTCACCGCCCAGCGCTGCTACGGTAGACACAGCGCCGGCCTTGCCGACCGGCGCTGTGGCGCGAGGCGAGTTGCCGGTGGCCATTGTGGCTTGATCGCGTTTTATGGCAACGCGGAGGTTGTCAACCATAGCCTCCGAAAACGTGTCTGCGCGCCCAACGACTTTATTCATTGCGATTGATAGCTGGAAATAACTTATTAGCGCACCATTGATAGCCGACCGAACGGCGAGAAACGCATCCCGAATGCCGTTGATGATCACGCGAGCGCCACCCATCTCGGCAAGCGCTGTACTGAAATCGTCAAGAGCAGGCGCAATTCCCACCGCAAACTCGCGCGTCAGCCCGGTGGTGGTGGCCCGGAATCGTGCCATGGCGTCGTTAGCTGCTTCAATCGCTGGGACGTCGGATTGTCGTACGGTGTTGCCAAACTTGTCACTTTCTTCCGCCATGGCCTCCAACCCAGACCTACCTAAATCCAGCGTATTCACCAGGTCGAGATTCGACCTACTGAATATGTTTGCTGCCACGCCAGTTTTTTCGGCCTGCGTCCCAAGCTGGCTGACACGGTCGGCAATTAACTTAAATTGATCAGCTGGGCTAAGAGTCAATAATTCCTTAATGGGCAGGTTGAGTTTTTTGAGCGCGGCCACCGCAGCTCCGCCGCCTCGTTCCGCCTCGCCGAGTCGTTTACTCATCACGTCGAGCGCGCCCGCAAGGTTGCTCGCGCCGGTCAAGTCCGCAGCGAATTGCAACCGACTTATTTCGTCGGTCGTTTCGCCTATCCGAGCAGATAGTTTCGCTATGTCATCCAGTGCCGAAAATTGTTCCTTAATGGCCGAAATTCCCCGTGATATGCCAACCATCGACGTGATGGCAGCGCCGGCCTTAATCACGGTTCCGCGGAACCTATCCGCGGCACCTCGGCTTTCTTTCATTCCGCGCATAAATGGGGCAGTTTTCGCGGTAATTAGCGTAGCTAGTTCGCCGATGACGGCCATATTTATCGATTCCTAATCAGGAAGTCGTCCGGCGAATACGCTTTTGAATCTGCTTCGCGATGCAGGTTAGCGAGCACAGCGCATATCATAGATGTTTGGCGCTGTGGGTCAGGCAACAGGCCCTCTGAATAGGCGGCTTGCAGTAGCGTAACGTCTTCACTGGTGAACATCCTTTTCACGCGTCTGGGTGGGATCCCATAAGCCAGGGAGACTAAGAACCAGAATCGCTCTCGGCCTCCGTTGGCAAGTTTTTTGCGATGTCATCCATCTGCTCTGGCCGCATGCCATTGATTCTTTGCGCCACGCCGAACAATCTATCGAGCGCTGCCGAGGACTTTCGGCCCAGCGCACAAACCTCAGACTCGGACGGCGCGCAAAACACGCCGGCGGAATCGCACAGGCACACACCAACAAAACAACGGCGCATGCCGATGAGGCTCTTACCGGCGGTAAATTTTTCGTCAAACGCATCGCGTTGGTCGCCTGTAATAGTCCGTAGATATACGGTGCCTCCCCACTGGGGAACGTCTACTGATTCTATTTTGATATCATCCGCGGCAAGAATATCATCCAGGTTGAGTGCCGGACCATTCTCTCTGTTCGTCGTCATTTTTCGGCCAATACGGGAATGTTTGTTGAGACTGATTAGCGCCGCCAAGAGTAGCGATAACGTATGCAATTGCATCCGTTTTCTCGGACGGTGTCAACTTACATTGCTCATCAACAAGAAAGCTGATCGGCTGATCATTCCTGATGCCACAATAGCCGACTCGCCGGCCGTGGTGATTGATGTTTTGCTGATCGGCCCAATGGGGTGTAATCGTGAAACCACCGCTCATGTCGTCGCATCCGTGCGCGAAATCGGGCCACTACGTTTTAAAGTCATCGTAGACTGCATCACCGAATCTATCTCCAGCGGTGGGCCGTCCCAGGTTTCAACAAACGCGCTGGTTGCGGCTGTAGCGCCGTTGTTTTTTCCTGTTGGAACAGGATACGTAACGGTAACTGTTTCGGCAGGCCCCTCGGGAGGCTGTGTGTCGGGGTCGTAGTAAAAATCTACTTGTAATCCTCCTGGATCCTTGAAGTCAGCCGGCGCAAAAACTTTGTAGCCGCCGGTGGTGCCGTGGTGAGTTTGATCCAAGACCGCGCGCGTTAAACCCACCTCCTGAATCCGTATAGCGGCAATCGTCGTTGCAGAAGTACCGAACGTAATAGATGCGCCTGCGCCGTCATCGGCCATATTAGGACTCCGTGTGATAGGTGACCACGTCCACCGAACGGACGTGGTTGAAACGTTGGGAACCGTTTACGGGAGGCTCGGATAGGTCGCGCATCCCCGTGACCATTGCGCTGCGTGTAGTTTCTAGGCCCCACGCTCCGGTGTAATGGTCCGTTGCGATTCGGACGGCATCACCCACTTCATAAGCGCTGGCGTGGTTGTCTCCGTGGCAGTCTATTTGGATCATCGAGCGTGTTAATCCACTCCGCGCCGTTAGGTGGTGAGCTGGGTTTGCGTCTATTAGGTTGAGCGCAATTGCAGGATACTCGGGATCCTGCGGCAATTGGCCGTAATATATGCGCGTGCCTGTCAGGCTGGTAACACTCGTAGTTGCTGCCAGAAAGGTTCTCAGGCCCTTTATTATGTCGGCCATCAGCGCGTTAAACCTGCGATGGCCTGTTTTAGTTTCGCGGATTGCGCGGCAAGTACTTTTGATCGTGCGCTACGCTGCGCGCTGCGCTGATATGGTATCGGCCTGGCCCTATGACCCGTATCGCGGCCGTGCCTGGTGACTATCCTATGACCAAACTCTACCAGGTGGCCATGCGCACCCTCTGGCCATCTCGGACCCACTACACTCCCGATAATACCCCTATGCGGCAAACTCCACGGCCGCTGGCCAACACTACGTTTGAGGCTAGTTTTTTTGCCGGCGGAGTTGTGGCGCTGTCGGCCTGGCCTGAGCATGCGCCCGATGTTTTGCCGTACCTCTTTAATCATGGCACTACCACCAGCGCGGACGCCTTTTCGTATCGCCCCGCGCTGGAGTTTATCGGTGAGGCCGGCGAAAAACCTGTCCAGTTCGCGATCCCCTGTCATGCGCGCGGTCATGTGGACTCCAATAGCGTGCACCTCGCCTCGAGCCAGATACGATTCCCCACCGGGTCACCTAAGCTGACTATTTCCAGAACGTTATCCAGGCCGGCTGACGTTGAAAATCGAATCCTCATAGTACTGTCGATATCATCACGGTAGTGCATTCGGACAACTTCGGACCCTAGGGCGATGACCTTATCGGATCCGGCTGATTCTGATCCACCGGTAAACAATCGAGAGCAACCCACGTCCGTTGCCAGGTCGGACCACGTCGGCTTTGTTTCACCGTCCGCCGGAGTAGCCGGCTTGCGGATAGTTGCCAGGTGGCTCAGCACCGGTATTTTGGATCCGCCACGCCTCATTGATAATCGCCCCATCTGAGACTGTGTATTAGCGAATTGTAGTTCTCGCGATTGGCAGGCCCATCGATAGATCGATGGTTGAACCAATCTGACACGAGTAATCTGACAGCCTGTTTTGCCTGATCTGGGACGCTAGCTGCGGCCGTGGTGTAGCCGGCCTGATACGTCACCGCAACAGCATTTTGGGTGGGCTGTGTGTCTGGCCAATCAGAATCATAAGTCGTCCACACAACACCCGGTGTGCGGTTTTTGTCAACCTCGTAATTTGTGCTGGACCACGTAACTGAGTTGCCGGTGCTTGCCGTATAGACGATAGAGTCCACCACTGAAAGAGGCGGTCGTGGAAGCTCCATATACTCCCTGGACCGCGGAAAAGAATCAGCCTTGTAGACCCACGTTTGCACCAAAAACGCGCGCCGTGTGTCCTTCTCGACTTGACTCCGCGCGGCCTGTACTAGGCCCGCAACTAGCGTTGTGTGGCCCGTAGATGCGGCCAGGTAGGTCAGCATGTCGGGTGTGCTGACAAACTCGGCGCTATTCACGGATCTGACTAGGCTATCGGCCAACGGCACGTTTGCGCCCCTTAGGTTTTCGCTTTGTCATTGGCGGGTCTATGGTCGCTGTCTCCGCTAGTCTCTCTGCCACACCCAACGTTAAGAGGATAGATGCTAGGTGCGGGGCAAGCCGTACTTCCTGTCCACGTTGCAGATAAGATCCACGCCAATACCAGGCGCGTAGCATTTTTATGTCAACCATATTCCCAACTAAATAAATTGGCGCTGGTATCGTATTTCTTCGAGCGCACCGGTGTACAACTTCACCTGCTCATCATGCGTTCGGCTCTGCAAGTCGTAATCCTTCCCGACCTCCACGAGTTGGCCGAGTCTATTTTCAAGTAACGTCTTTATTTCGGGTGCCTGGCCGTTGAGTTGTTTTGCCACTGCCGATAGTTCGCCATGTGCGGCCGCGCTGCCGACGACCTGTTTTTTTGCGTAGTTAAGTTCATCTAAACTGCGATGCAATCGCGTTTCAATTTCATTTTCGTGCGCTGCTAATTTCTGCTCCCACGGCCCGGCATCCTCAATGCCATAGATGCGTTGCGTCTTAAGTAGGTCGCATTGGTGCGGCACATGAACCGTGATGCCCCGACCAGCTGCGTAGCCTAGCAGCGCCTCACAGGATGGCCGTTGTGTTGAATATTCTGACGTCTGGCACATATCAACACCCCAGATGCCGATAGCGTCTGCGCCCTCAAATAATGCATGGCCCAGCATCAAAGATACCGAGTTATTGAAGTACCTGAATGGGTCGGCCCAGCCGGCCGAACATGCCGAGAGAACGCCATCAAGTGGATACACGTGCGCGTGGTGACATTGCGCAGATGGTTCGCGGAGCCACAGCTTATCCCCCTGCGCCGCGCACCATTCCTCGTATCCTGGGTTCTCACACGCCTGGTGCGTTAGGTGGTGTAATTCGTACCACCGGTCCCACCTGGGAAGATCGCAGAAGCGCGGCCCAGTCTGCGGGCTACACGTCCACACCTCCCAGGATGGGTCGGCGAAAGGTGCGTGATAACGGCTAGTCGGTGACCTAGCCACTATTGCTACCCTACGACCGGAGGTTAACACGGCATCTCCCGGCATCAGTTAGGTGGTGTTTTTGACATGAGCAATTGGTTTAGATGCATTTCGCGTGGAGGCCACGAGAACCTTGCCATCAGTGCGCATGATTCCCAGCCAACCCACCTGAAGTTTATCCATGAAGCGCTCATCGAAACGAATTACGTCGATGCCGCGGACGTCACGAATATAATATTTCGCGAGATTCCCAAAAAGGATAGACTTAGTGCCGCCGGCATCCGTAGAACTAGACGCCAATCGGTTGTTAAGGATGATCGGATAGCCTAATAATTTATCTGGCTCGCCGACTCTCAGAGAAACCTGCCACAACGGCTGACCGTTGGAATCTACTAGCTGTCGATACTCCTTAACCATGCCATCGTGATTAAGAAAACCTGTGCCAGGCAGGTTGCGATATTCGATGTCCACAGAGTGTATCAGAGCGGTTAGCGCGTTGAGGGAAACCTCGAGATTAGCGGTCGTGGCCGCAAACCCCTCGAACGTATCTCGGATGATCCCACGTGGCGAAGTCGTCGCCGTGGAGCCGGTCGTATAATCCCGATTTGTGCCGCGTGCCAGGCGTGTTCCCAATGCGCGCCCAACATAGTCGACAAGATCAGTTGCGGTATCCTCGAGCAGCTCGATGCTGGCAAGCACAACACCTGAGCTGTATTTAGCAGCCCGGAAAGTCTGTTCTGCAAATGGGATATCGCTTACTGTCGCTACGGTGTTTTCTGCAAGCACCGTAGCCACTGCGGTCGTATCGTCTGCGGTGGCGATGTTTAAATCGTGGCCACCGTCTGTGCGGATTATTGTTGCGGCCTCGCGCATACCGCCATACCACAACAACGCCTCCTCGACGGTACGCGACAGTTCCGTTGGCACCGTGTAGCCGCCTTGAGAGTCGGTGCCCTTGCTCTGCGCAGTGGTGGCACGGTATACGATCCCATCGCGCCGAAAATTATCCCTCATCTGCTTATATTCGAGAGAATCAGCAAGATTCACGGTCAGTGTATTACGGCCTGTATCCAGGCCCACCTTTTTTGCGGAATCAATAGCTTCGCGGGTCGCATCAGCCCGCAATGCCCAGGCGCGCATAGCCTCATTGACGTCACCGCGCGTGATGATTTTTTCCGTATCCGCTGGCCTCCTGTCGGTTACGCGCCCGTCATCCAGTAGATAGCGATCACGTGATCGGAATCCGCCGGCCGGCTCATCCATTTCGACTTTGAGTTGTTCGGCCTTTTCGGCGAGGTCAATGCGTTCCTTAAGTGCGTCTACATCGTGGTTTAATTGCTCGAATTTACTTCTTTCCTCGGACGTAAACGACCGATCTTCTTTATCGATGACGGTGGCTAAGTCTTGAATCTGCTTGGCAGCGGCCGCGCGGTCGTGGCGCAGATCTTTCGCGTGTGAGAAATCGGGCATGGGTGCTCCGGTAATCTAGTGTGTACGAGGACAGAGCCGGTTAAAATCCGGCGTAATACTGCGTCAAATACTCGTACTGCATCGATTACCGGCTACGCGGTAGATCCCGCAGAGGTTAGCCCAGGCGCTACGGCCTCGGCCTCGCGCATTGTAATGATATCGTCGACCTCTTGCAATATTTCGGGATACCAGGTGGATAGACTCCAGGCATATTTATCGCGCACCGCGCGAAGTCCATCAGTGCTATAGGCATCCTGCCATCGTTGATGTTCGCTGGTATTCGTCACCTTGAGGTCGGAGCAGTCTACACCCAGGCACTCCGATAAATTGCCCGGTAAATCCTCGACGCGGAGGATATGCACGTTGCCAGGTATCTCACCGGCCCAATTGGTGCACCACCAGCGGTACACACCGCCGGCCTCGCGCCACCGGCGGCCACACGTATACACTGGCCCGTTCGACTGCGGGTTCGCGACAAACCTATCAAGCGTCAAGGAAACCGAACACCGTTCGTCGATATGGTATGCCTCGCCTGCTGCAATCCGGCTCTTAGCGCGCTGCCGCCAAAATGACCATTGGCTTAACTGTTGGTCGAATGGATTGCGAATCGGCACTATGATTTTTTTCCACCAGTTGAGCGGCTTGCCGGTCAACATTTCGATTGCCCGCACAGGCTGGTGGCCGTTGGGCAGACCGTCACGCACCCACCCAGGAAGTTTGTCATCGACGAACCGGGCGGACCATAAACCGTCCGATGTTCGTAGCTCGCCCGTGATCGCAGACCCTGCGCATTTCGGCACGTGCACAAAAAACAGCCGGTGAACTGGATGATAGCATGTCGTCACGACAGATCGATCCGCCGCAATGCCGACAATACATCCAACATGTCATGGTATTTTTGAAGCGACGACCCGTATTCGCTGCGATCCTCGGAACGCACACCACTCGTCGCGCTATGGTAGGCCGGATAGGTCACCGGCCCCACGTCATATAAATCGAGGTCGTCGATATACCTGACCTCTACGTCGTCGCCCTCCACCTCGAAACGGTCGGACGTAGGCACGAACGCAAATGAGCTGCCTGAGATATCCCCCTTTTCCAGCTTCCTTTTCACGCGCTGGTGATCGGGGTCGTGTTCGTCGTATGGTATTTCGTATCTTAGTCCTCGTTTGTTCACCGTCAATTTCAAAGTACCTGACGATGTCCGACCAAGCAGATTGTCAGGATCGTGGTTCATCAAGGCGCGTACGTCCTGATGCTCGGATATGGCCCTGTCAAATGCCCCTGGTGTTATTCGTTCAATGGCCTTAGGCCCTAAAACGAATTGGGTGCCGGGGTCGTCGGCACGCCAATAGACCGCCGCATAACCGCTGATGGTGCGGCCGCCATGGCTAGTCTCTATGCGTGTTTCGGGTGTTAGTCCGCCCCAACGGGTATCTGCCACGACAGTACCTCCCTCGTAATTAAATCAGGCTTATCTGCTAGTTGTGCGGCCATCAATTGCCGGATCGTATCCGGCAATTGTGCCGCAGGCACGTCAGCCGCCGATATTAAATCACTGCGGAGAGACGAAAAAAACGCGTCGACAATTTCTTTCGCTGGTTCCTCTCCGCAAATGGCCGCCAGATCGCGCGTTAGAATCTCGCCATGTTTATCAGGGAGGCAGTCTATCCAGGATCTTAGGTCGGCATCTGTTTTTACACCCGCGCGGACAGCTACGGAAGCGCGGTGCGCGTCCTTCTTTAGCCGCACTAAAAATCGAGAGATTTGGTGGCGTGTGGTGGCCTCAAGCCTGCTCCGGGCGATGTCCTCATTGGGAAATACTGGGGGGGCTTGTTTATTGGGATCTGTACCAGATGGAACCATGTTTGCGGGCTGTAGGTATTCCTCGAGCGATGCGTCATCAACGTTTAGATTTTCCTTTCGCCGGACGTCGGCTCGGGACATCCACCCGGCTTGGATGGCCTTATTGTAGGCCTCGAATCGTGCGGAAATATCAGATCGCACAAATGCTGCTCTATTAAACTCGATTGATGTGCCGGCTTGCCATTCCGATAGGCTCAACAACTTGTCAGCCGCAGCAACTTCAAACTCGCGCAACCAGGGGTCAATTGCCTCATCGAGATAGCGCTGGTTTTCTTGTTCCAGAGAAGCAAAGCTGGTACGCGAATCATCACCCAGCTTATGGGGCGGTATCTTCAGCGCCGCGGCTATCTGCCTGACGTCAAATTGCCGACTTTCAATGAATTGAGAATCCTCGTTACTCACTGAGAATGGGGCCACCTCGGCACCGCCCTCGAGTATTGCCGGCCGTTGGGAATTGGCAACCCCGGCATGCACCTGCCCCCAGCTTTCGCGGAACCGACGAACAGCCATCTCGTCCTTTAAATATCCAGGAAACTTTATTACGACTGACGGCTTTGCATTGTTGGAGAAATAGACAGCCGCATATTGTTGGCTCGCTAGCGCTAGACCAATTGCCTCGCGGAGTTTGTCGATTAAGCTCCAGCCGGATAAGCCGTCATACCCAAGAGGCTTGATGTGTAGCACCCTATCTGCGGGCAGTAATCGTTCCTCGCCTATGATGCGTGTTTGGTACAGTAACTCGCCTTCTACGACGATTGGGTACGTTTCCTCCGGGTCTAATAAATCCATAGATTCCGGCCGGCCGGCGGAGTCTCGGAACACCTGGGCGTATCCGCCACGATGTAATAACGCATGCCCGATAAGGGTCTTAATTAATGTGTGTGAGGTTATCCATTTATTTGACTTTTGGCGTAGCAATCTAGCCGCCGGATGTGTGCGCAGCTCTTGCTTGTTGCCGCCGGCCGTCCGGCTGAATACTGATATTGGAAGTTTTGCCACATCCGAGGCAATCAGCTCGACGCCAGCCTTTAGGGCCGGAACGGCCAAGGCGCTATCACGAGTCACATTGATACCTGCGGCGCTGGGTCTATCACTGGCAAGAATCGACCCAATATTAGAACCGGTTAAGGGAATACTGGGAGATTCAAGTCCTCGATTAAGGACTGCGCAAAGAAATCTACTTGTTAGGCCATGCATAGGTAAGCGCCCCAATGATCAGCATTGCACCGGCGACTATCAGCGCGGCCGGTGGTGAAATCCACCACATGCCGGAAAACATTACGCCACACCCGGAAAGAACCGCAAGGTCAGTTCGCATGCCCTACCATTTTATCGTTATTCGGCATCTGCACACCATAGATAGACCGCCAGGATGCGCGGATATTGCGCGACCATGCGCAGAATAGATCGGGCGTCAAACTGGCCGCATGGTCGGTGCCCCTCTGCTGCTGGCTAAACGTAATGTGGGATTCAAACACCGACGCCCCCAGAGCTACAGCAGCGCCGCCGAGAGACGTGGTGCCTGTGTGATCGGACCAGCCTACAGGCTGGTTATACTTGCTTTTCAACGACAACACCTGGAGCAAGTCGACGTTATCCAGTGGCGTGGGGTACACACGGTTACAGTGCAGCAACACATCAGCCCAATCCGCCGCACAGTCCTTTTCATTATCAGTTGCGCCGCCGGTAGAAACCATAAGTGGCAAACTAGTACTTGTAGCCACCTCCATTATCAGGTCTATATTTCCGCAATCCTTTGATGCAATCTTGAAAAAGTCGAGGTCCATTTCAATTAATGGCTCGACGCATCGCATGTGGCAGGGCGTAACGCCAAAATCGAGAGGCCATTGGTTAAATCTTATGCGTTCCCTGATGTGGCGCAATTCAGCAAAGTCGAGGTCCAGGCATGCGCGGTGGTCGCCATACGTCGGGCCGAAAGCATGTTCTGGCCGCGGGTGTGGCCTGGCCAGCTGCGCCGGATGATATTCCGCGGCCGCATCACGTGCCTGAAATTTGACGGCGTCTGCTCCCGATGCCAGCGCGGCCGCGCAAAGGCGTATTGCCGTGTACACATCACCCTGATGGTTTTGGCCTATTTCCGCAATGATATATGGGTGGCGCTGGGGATCCAGTGGGCCGCCGCGCTTGCTTAAATCAACCACGAATCCCCCTTAGCACGTGCCGTTATATCGATCACGCATGATTGCTAGATCCGCCTCGGTATCTAGCGTGTTATCGCCATGATAGTCGGTGCCATCGAGCCAGTGGCCTGCCACCTCGACTCGCTGATGGCATCCCCAGGTGACATGTTCGCAGCTCGCGCGCGAGAAATCTCGTAAACGTTCCAAACAAATAGTTGTTACCAGCTCAGGCAATCCGGCATGTGTCAAAACGCCAGGCCGGCTTCCCACTCGGAACCCAACATAATCCATCCCAGGTTCATATTCCCTCAGCAAGTCGTCAATCCGCCGAGGGTCGATGAACGGACAATCCGCGCAGACCCTGCATATCAGATCGACCCGATGAAAACGCGCAACGTTTATCAAGCGATCCTGGACATTTTCTTCAGATCCACGTGAGACCACAACGTTGTGTTCCCGGCACCACGCGCAGATCGGGTCATCCAGCGCAGATACAGTGGTTGCCACGATGACCCTTGCTGCCTGACTTGATTTACAGCGCTCGACAACGTGTTCTAGTATTTGTTTTTTCCCAAGCATTTTTAGTGCCTTGCCTGGGAGTCGGCTAGATCCCATACGCGCCTGAATTAGCACAGCATTGTTCACGTGAGGTTCCTTAATGCGGATCAGATTAAATATAGTTGCTAGTTGATGCCCACTACATCTGTATAACTCCCCTTTCATCGTAAACATTGTCACTGTCGACAACGGCCAGGCCCATCGCCATGACTAGGGCCACCACCCCGTCAATTTTTCCTTTTGTGCCCCTATCACCGTGGCTACGTTTCTTGCTTGGTTTTCGGTTTCCAGCACCGTCTATTTCAATTACCGTGCTGGCAATCTGCCAATCAAGGCAGGGGTTTTTGTCATGCAATAGGTTTCTATTTAAGACGGCTTCCTCGACGGCCTTTGTGCCAGGCCATAGGCCGGCATGATTCTGGCTGATTTTGACACATTCAATCCCCATGTTCGCGAGGCGCTGCTGTGTGTCCAGCGCTTGCCAGGGGTCGAATGCGATGCGGGTTATCTGATATCGCTGAGAGTCTATTCTTATTCGCTCGCGTATGAATTCATAATCAGTGGCAGACCCAGGCGTGGCGGTCATATGGCCATCCTGTTTCCACTGTCGGTACTGGCCCTGGTATTTTTTTTGGGTCATGCTGATTGTTTCAGCCGGACAAAAAAAATGGCTGAGCACGTAGTAGCGGCCCCCCACAGGGAACACGTATACAAGCGCGCATAAATCATCCGTAGATGCCAGGTCGAGGCCCGCTATGCATGGCCTACCTGAAAGATAATCCAGCGCGTTGCCGGCGGGATACTCACCACCGCAAGATGCCCAGGCGTCTGAGCTGAGCCACCTACTTTCCGACTCTGTCCACATGTTTAGATGCAGATTTTTAAATGTATTCTCGAATGCCGGAACGGTCTGCGCTCGAAAAAACACCTCACGTATATACTCCGGTGGGACACTACGTCCCCAGTTTGGGTTAACCCTTTCCCAGACATCCGGTGACGTCCAATCGTCATTGTCGGTGGCCTCGTAAATGACAGGCAGGAAGTAGGGATCGGATATGGCACCATCCCGAACCTGCCGCGCATAGTTCCACAGCTCATAGCAAATTGAATCTTGGTCGTGGCCAGCTGTGGTAATGCTACCGAGGACAGGTTGTAGACGTGCCACCGTGCTAGTTTTCAGGACGTCATATAAGTCACGATTTGGCTGAGCATGAATTTCGTCGATAATGACCGCATGACTATTCAAACCGTGCAGGCCTGATGCTTCAGCCGGAATCGTGCGGATAAATGAGTTGGTTGACTGGCACACAATTCGTTTATCCTGGCGGTATAGTTGGCACATAGACGACAGGTCATCGTTAGACCTGACCATAGCGGCCGCCGGGCGGTAGAGTAGCGATGCCTGTTGAATACCTGACGCCGCCAGATATGTCTGCGCGCCTGGCTCGCCATCGCAAAGCGTCAGGTACAGCGCCAGGCCTGCGCACATCGTAGTTTTGTTATTTTTGCGTGGTATGCCCACAAAAAACTCGCGATAACGGCGAGTACCATCTGGGCGGATCCATCCGAACAACGTTGCTAGAAAGTCGCGTTCCCAGGGGTTAGGCGTGAGTGGCTGTCCAGATAGTTTTCCCTCGATGTGACAGAGGTACAGCGAAAAAAACTCCAGAACACGTTCCGCGGCGCTGCCGTCCCAAGTGCAATCTGATTTAGTTTCCCAAGGATCATAGCCCGCCACGTCGCGTGGCGGATCCATCACGATATCACCTTGAAAAACTTAGCCGCGGCCGCATCAGTTTTGGCTGGGGGTGATTTTATCTTGGCCCTGTCGCCGGGCGTCCACCCAAACTGCTTGAGGATTTCTTGGGCCTGCTTTAGCGCGGCCATGCCTAGACGCAACTCGCGTGGCTCCGCGGACCCCTTGTGCTTGGTCCAGACCTGCCACAGTTCACATGCGGCTTTTAGTGCGGCCGTATCTATCTGGCCGAGTACTTGCAGTGGAAGCCCTGTCGTGACCTGATCCCAGAGCCACCGACCTGATGGGTTTAGTCCGCGGGGGCGCTCCGGTGTGCCTGGCATCTCGCCTGCGTCGAGTCGGTTTGCATGCCGGCAGTTTTCGTAAGTGCCATCACGCATGTGTTCGCCAGTTGTCTTCAGTCTTCCTCTCACGTTTCCCTCGAAAGTTCCGTGAATTTATGCGCGGC